AACATGTCAGACATTCTTGAATCAAACTGACGACGCTCTTTAGCCATACCCGAACGAGCACGACCTATCCCAGCCTGAGCACGTTCAGCGCCAAGCATCGCCATACGGCCAGCCAAATCAGAACCAGATTGCATCTGAGCACCAAGCAAAGCACCCATCTCCTGGCCAACCACATTCGTGTAACCAGCAGGATCAATCCCAAGATTCTTTAATCTTGCACTCGCAGCTTCNGTACGAACATCAAACTTATTNTGCAAATCATCAAACNACTTTTGTCGCTTGTTTGTATACAACTCTTCAGCTTGACGACGGGAAGCATCAGACCCTAAAAGTTGTTTAACAATCGCTTGTTCGTCGCTATCGAACTGAGCGCCACGAGTAGCACGTTCTGAATCTAAATAACTAGTTAAATCGTTGTAACGACCCTGAGCAGATGATCTTCCAAGATCAGCAAGCGCATCTGACGAACCTATACCACCGCCACCGCCACTGCCACCAGCAGCACCAGGGAACATAGATTGAAACCATTCCATGTCTAAAGTTTGAGGCTGTTCTTGTATTAATTGAGGTTGTTGAGCAGCCCGCCGCATAGCAGCTTCTCTAGCCCGATCCATCGCAGCGCCATAACGTTCATCACCTATGGCCGCCATAGAAGCAGCCCACTCAGGGCTATAACGCCCACCAGGATTAGTTTCCGAACCTTCAACTAACCCAAACTGGCTAGGAACATAAGACTCTGTAAAAGGAGCTTGAGGATACTCACCAAATAGTGTTCTATCTAAAGAATCTAAAGCATTTGAAGGAACATCTAAAAGCTGATTACCCCCTTCCAGCAAATTTCCTATGACTCCTTGGTCAGAATCCCACCACTCAAAATTCTTGGTCAGAGGACTCTTATTGCCAGTCATCGCCCTATATTCGGCAAGCCGTTTTTGGTCGGCTGGTGGAAGATTAAAGTCTGAGCCTGGTGGAAACTTTCCTTCAGGTTGAAACTGTCCTTCAGGACGAGGAACAGGTCCACCGCCATATTTCTGTTCTGCTGCTCGACGTAGATCTTCCATAGAATTAACTTGATTCACAATAACTCCTAGCCCATAGCCCGAATCTGTTGGGCAATACTTGCCCTCAACTCATTCGGATCAGAAACATTTGCTGTATTAGCAGCCACATTCAAAGCATCAGCAATCGCATCAGAATCAACACCACGATAATACTGTTGCTCCTGCGCCAAATCGCCACCAATATCAAGACGCTGAGAAGACAAATCATACTGACGAAGCATGTCCCCAATCGACCTCAACTGGTCAGACTCATACTCCCCTATCGTACGATCCGTAATCCCACTATTAACAACACCACGCTGATTCAACCTGTCCCAGATAGGACGCTCCCCACGAATACGATTACTCTCGGCTGTATCCAAACCATAAGCAAGGTTCTGCCCTAAAAGCTCACGGTTATATTGATTGCCGCTCAAAGCGTCAATCAAATTAAAGTAATACTCATCAGCCGCAGACGTACCAAACGTATCAATATTCGTATTACCCACAGAAGGCTGTGCGTAATACCCACTCGGATCAGAGGATACAAACGAGCCAGGAGCAATCTCCCCAGCAGCTTCAGACAAAATTGCTGACTCAGGAGTAACCGTTCCACCCCGAGGAAATGGGTCTAGAGAAGCAGCGTCGATAGTTGCCCAATCCGCAGTAGGTTTAGGAGTTACCCCAAAAGAACCATGATCGGCAGCAGCATAACCACTCTGGTTACGTGCTGCCCGAGACTCAGCACGACTAGGACCACCTACCCCGTATTCTTTACGGTTGTACATGGCCTCAGGATTAAGAGAAACACCACGAACTTTCTTGGTTTTCCTAGGCGCTGTCATATAAGGCTCTATCATTCCGAACGCCATAATTCCTCCTATATTTAATCCTCGGTCGTCCCACAACAACAGTCGCAGGTACAAGTAGCTTCCTCAAGCTGCTTAATGTGAACTCGCATCAAAGCAAGTTCCCATTCCATCTGTCCACGCTCACTTAAAGAAGCAATAACTTCTTCGATACCTACGTCAGCGCTCATACTGCTGGCGCTGGCTCTGGCTCTACAGGTGCAGCCCCAACAAGAGCCGTAACCTCAGCTTCACTCAAACCAAGATCAAGAAGTTTCTGACGACCAGCCGCAGCGTCAACACGTTCTTGTGCTTCCGCTGCTTGTCGGGCAGCATTCTCTTCTTCTGCTTGGGCAAGATTATCGTTGTGAATAACTAATTCTTCATCAGTCAACTCACGTACTGTTGCTTCACCTGTAGCACAATCAAAAATTGTAATTGATGGTCTATCTGACATATTTGTTCCTTAATTAGCTTCCGCCAACATAATCGCTTGTTCCTGCTCGATATAACAGAAAGTCGCCACGCATATTGTATGAAGACGCAATTTCGATATTGTTAAAAGCGGCATCGGCTGTCGTTCCGCTACTCCCAAAACCAAAAGCCCCACCCGAATAATCGGATGTCACGTTTTGCGCACTGATGCCGTTATATACAGATGCGGTACTGCCAACAGAACCTGGATACCAGCTAGTGTTTTGGTGGTAGGTGTTCATATCAACGACACTAGGTGCCCAACGTTTTACATCCGTAGAGGGTACCGAAGTACCATCTGTAGCGGTTACCGTTGACCCCCAGTTATAGCCGCTGTACTGGCACCCCATAACTGAGTGCCCAAAACTTAGTCCTTGTCTATTGTAGGTAGTGTCGGTGCCATACGACCCACTACTTTGGTTAGCGTAATAAGTATTGGCATTATCTCGATGAATTATGGCGTTATCCCATTGGCTAGAGTTACCACCAAATCTGATAACTAAGTAGTTGTATGAGTTCATGGTGCTGACTTCAAAAGTAACTTTCATTACTAACCTGTAAACAGGAAAGTTGCCATGATTTATATACGTTGCCTGCCCAGAATCATCGACCACCTGTTGCGAACTATTAACGTTCTGTATGGTCAGATTGGTAGTGGCGTTTTGTGCATGATAATGCTGTTGCAAAACCCAGTTTTGGTTAGTCATTGTTATCGTCCAAACGCATCAGATTTGCCCATTCCGTAGGCAGTTAAACTGGAATAAGAACCAAAATATTTTGCAGTGCCAGCGTTATCTGTACCTGCCCCTATGCGGATACTGTCCATCGGGTCCATGCATCTAACGGCTGAAGCCGTTGTTTGGCTACAAAGTTGCGTAGCCCCGAACCACATACTACTCATATAGGAACTTGCGCCACCTTGCGGTCCAGCATTGCCGCCACCATCATGACGAATAGTTTTCTGGGTATTGTCACCTGGGCCTACACAAACGAAATTAACTGTGAATCGGTTTTCTTCCGCATTGGCTGCAGAATAATAATAGAGTCTGCCTATCGAACCCCAGTTGGGAGACAACATTATGCTAGAGCTACTTATACCGTCACCGATTCGATGTTCTACACCACTAGTTGATCCTTGTTGATATACCTTTATGGAACGGTATTTCGCTGCGCTAGCATGACTGCCTCCAGGCCAAGCGCCTTGCATTTGGATAGTTGGACCATCTGTGAACTGGCCTGAACCAATATTCGTGCCAGCGCCTGCATGGTTGATCCAGCCAGTAAACACAAACTCAATCATGGCGTAACTAGTGTCAAGACCACTCAACTCTAAATACTGTGTCGTGTTGTTTGTACATTCGACAGTTCCAAGAAGATGAAATTTTTGTTCGGTGTTCCCGTAAGTGTCTATGCCGCCCATTATTTAGGATTCCTTCCGATCATCAACCAACCTTGATAGCTGCTTGACCCGTTACCCCAAGGTGTAGAGAAATACATTGTGTCGATGGGAGTAGAGCTTCTGTAAACCCCCGACCCACGGTGGGTAGTCGCATAGCTAGTGCTGTTTCCTGAACTGTTGCCTGCCTGATACCACCAAGCTTTAGTGTTCTGATTAGTAAAAGCGTTAGCGCAATAAATGCGCATACTGCTCCACATATTTGAGTATGCCACTGGGTATACATACTGAGATCCAGAGTTGGTGCCGTAGCTTGCGCCAGTGGACCAACCCCAATAGTTGTAGCAACCCTGATTAGATCCGCTACCGCCACCGCCACCGCTATGACTGAAGTAGAAGTAACCCTCTCCATTCCAAGTGGATTGTTGTTGCCAGTGGATGTAAAGCTCCAGATCTTTCCACTTGTTAGTATTAATGCTACTGATTGAAAAGTTGTTATTAATGCTGTTATTGTGATTTAGGTAGCCATCTCCAACAATAGGGTTTTGGGCATACGAAGAAGCAATAACCCCCCAACTAGCCCTAGCAGCAGTCGTTACACCAGCCATTAGCTTAGAAGTCCTGCCGCAATCCAAAGATCAGTAGCACACTTCGTCAGAACAGCTTGACCGTACTGACCAGTAATCGCCAACGCACTGTTGTACGAATAGATAGTTACACCAGAGCCAGCAGTCAACGTTGTCGTACCTGCACCATATTGGACAACATTGATTGTTGTTCCAATATCGAAAGCCACACTGGAATTAGGTGGCACCGTTAAAGTGTTCGCCGCAGCGTTCGTCATCTTAATGAGCTTGCCAGCATCACCAGCAACCAACGTATAAGCAGTACCTGTCTGTTCGTTAATTGTGAACTTGTCGGTACCAGATAGCTGTGCGTAGCTCTGAGAGTTCCACGCAGTAGCGCCATCGCCCACCTTATACAGCATGGTGTCAGTTTCGAGGCCTAGTTCCCCAAGAGCTAACGTAGGGTTAGCGGTAGTCCAGTTGCTGCTGGTATCTCGTCGAAGTTGTATTTGTACAGCCATTATATTCCTTGTGCGTTACCACCAGTAGCCGTAGCCCCGATGCCTCCATAGTTAGTTGCCGCTTCGCCCCCGTCAAGGTTATTGACAGAAGTACCGTGAGGACCTGTCGGTCCCGTCGGTCCACGTAGCCCACCATAAGCCAGTGAACTCCAAGCTGTAGCCCCATCACCTATTTTCAAAGCTTGAGGTTGTTCACCGCCGCCAGCGTCAGTTTGGATAGCCATTTCCCCGTCAGCTAAAACAGGGTCAGCAGCTACCCAAGCTGCATATGTTCCTCGGCGGAATTGAATCTGAATAGGCACTACGTTGGCCCTCCTGCGTCAATAGGTGTGACGCCTCCATAATCTCCATTAGCGTTAGAGGCAGGAATACCTCCATTTACTAAACCACTAGCTTGTCCCGCAGGACCAACAACTCCTTGCGGCCCCTGCGGCCCTGTCGGCCCAGGAGGCCCTCCAGGCGGACCAAGCGGTCCCGTTGGGCCAGTCGGCCCAGTCGGTCCCGTAGATCCTTGAGGACCAATCAAACTAAACCCAACAGGCCAAACACCATTAGCTTTAGGACCAAAGAAATAGTTATTGGATACATTCAAATAGAAATCGCCGTCTTGGCCCGTAACATTTTGTGGGTCACCAACACCGTTAAGAACAGTATCGCCTGCTGGACCCGTGGGGCCAGACGGCCCCCGGGGTCCTGAGGCCCCTGCNGGGCCAGGACCGCCAGCAGTACCAGCATTAGAAATGACCTGCCAATAACTACTACCCGAAGCTGGGGTTTGCCCAGAATGAGCAGTCCTAGCTACATATGAACCATTGCTGTACTCGACAACATCACCAACAGAGTAAGAAGTACCCGAAGACCATGTTCCCTGATAACGGAAACCGTCAGCATAGGATATGAGATTTGTGCCTCTTCCTACATCACTGGTGTACGTGGTTCCTGTAGCCATTATTCAAGAACCCCTAAACGCTCGTCGATGTCTTGCACTGCTTTAACTAGCATCGCAAGCATCGACTTCTCTCGATACACAATCGGATCACCTTCAGCGTCATATAACGTCATATCAGGTGCCACTTCGTGAACTTCTTCAGCAATAAACCCAAGCTCTGGGGTCTGAGTTTCATAATCCAAGCTAGAGCGATCAGCTACTTCACGGTTCCAGCGGAACGTGCGTGGCTTCAACGAACGCAATTTGTCCCAGTTCTCCTCTGTTCCTAAATCTTCTACATCTTCTTTGAAACGAATGGAAGAAGAAGCAACCCCAAGGCGTTGAGTGCTTGTGTCAATATTGGCTGTGGTTCCTGAGATCGTCGGCCAACCAGCAGTAGTGGAACCACCAATGCTGTTTTGAACAGGAGCACGAACATCTACATAGTTGCTCCCATCTTTCGAGATGGAAAAAATACGACCGCTCTCATTTACAGAAGAAGAACCATTTACGTGAAACCCAAATCCATGCTGGCTTGAATGAATGTTGTCGTTCCATTCCAACCAATCCTCACCTGGCTGGCCGTAGTCATTGCCCATAAACAAACGAGCATGATCGTATTTGGTCATCACCCTGATGTAACCATTTACGTCAACATTCGCTGCGACGTTTAACCACTGGCAATTAATACGAGTACCTTCACCTTCTAAATAATCAGTTGAAGTTCCAGGCACGCTTTCGTTGAAAGCTGAATAGCCAATAATGTCTCCACGGATCGCCATAGAACCATTAATAACTAAACGATATTCGGAAGCAGGGCGACCGTCATATGGTCCTCCCCACCCGTCGCCAGCACGACGAGAGTACACCGAATAACGGTGACTCTCAGACAAATAGTTTCCAGCATAAACACCGCTGGCTATATCTGAACCATAAGAAAGCTGATGTGTGTTAGTACCAGGACCAGCACTTGTGAAGTTCGCTCGATAGTTCAGATCCTTTAAGAAACTTCCAGCAGTCTGAGCATTGATATCAGTACCAGTACTCAAACCAATAACGCTATGTTGCGTGCTGTTCAGATACAGATGGTTTGTTGCTCCAAGAGAAACAGTTCCCGTGTTAGACAAAGTTCCAGAAGAACTATAGCTACCAGCGGTTAAAGCACCTGTAACACCTAAACCCCCAGTAATAGATCCACCACTACCTTGTATAACCCCAGGATAAGTAGCTGTTTGCCCAGGGACACCTTCTAACCAGTTTTTTAGATATGTCCAGTTAGTGTTGTGTTCGCTAGCAACGATAGCGTTACCTGCTACAGCTACATTTGGCGCAGTAAAAGTTGCCATTAACGCAATCTCCTATGTAAATAAGTAAACGCCATAGCATTCACTTCCCAAGCCTCATCGTTTGTAGGACCATCTATCTTCATCTGTATAGCTTTCGCTGTCCCAAGTGTAGGCAATCTTTCAATTTGGGTAATGGTTGTGTTTGGTTCTCCAGCCCAAACGCCTGTATCCCAAACACCAGTACCACCTACAGGTCCAGGGCCAGAAGCCCAAGTCGAAGACACCGCACCACTTGTTTGAACACCAAATGGCATCGATTTCTTAAAATTCGCAGTGTCGTAATCGGTATACAAATTTGCAGTTAAAGCAACAGTCGAATCAGACGACGTAACAATACGAGGTTTACCCCACCGTTTGCGAACAATAGGGTTTTTACCAACAAGCCAACTAGTTGTATAAGAACTTGTTATATGCGAAGTCGTGGTCCCATAGAAATCGCTTTGACGTTCTTGTTCCATTTCTACAACTCGACCAGTATTTGTTAAACAAGAACCAAGAAGAGTTTGTTGATCGTTTGGTGGAGCAAACGTCAACAAAACATTTGCATCAATATCAGTCATTGTCCAAGCTCCACCAGAACCAAGAGTTGGATCATAAACAAGAACACGACGACTAGTTAAAAGCTCAGAAGTCTCAGACCAATCAACAGAAACATGAAGTCTGTTTTTGAACCACGCAAGCTGCGGAGGATTAGTAAATTGCAACCTGCCATCATCAATCGCTGGCTGCAGTTTCTCAAACACCCACACAAATCGTTCCCCGTTGTATACCCAAACACCTTGGCGGTCATACCAAAAGAACACACCATAGGGAGTAGACACAGGAGATGACAGCGAAACAGAACCAACATCTTGACTTAACGGCACTAACTGAAAAGTTTCAGCGCTGTTTCCGTACAAAGCATGCACACTATTTGTTTTGAATATTAATAAACGATCAGCATAAGGAACAAGAAGCCGTACACTTCGTCGCCTCGTTCTCCTACATTTTACATCTATGTAATCGTAATCTTGCCAAGATTCAGGGTCATCAACTTTTGACCAACGAATACGGTTAGCGTGAGCAGTTCCGCCTTCTTTAGTATGAGCAACCCAAGCAAAGTTGTTCCAATGACAGGTGTATTTAGCTATTGGGTAATTACCAGCAGACCCGTTAATATTCGATGCAAGGTTAGAAGCCGTAGTTCCGTCATAAACAAATGACGCTGCATCGCCTGACACTCCATAAAATTTTTGAGTTTTGTTGTTTTGACCGTACATACGGTTACCGTCAGTAACAGCAACACCGTTTTAATGTAACAAAATCACCTGATCCGCTAGACGACGACTCAGCGATAGTTGTTCCATAAGAACAAATAACTCGGGCAGTTCCTCCATCAGGAGTGAACTGTCCTAAACCAGTGACATTGCTTCCTAAGGCAGTTTGGTTTCTTTTAACGACTCCAAGACGCATTTTGATGCCACCCCGAGGGTCAACATCAACATTCAACATATCGGGGCTTTCGTTGGGAGCTAAGTTGAATTGGTCTGAACGCAGGTTTAAGCCACCACTGAAATCTTCTAGCATTTCAAGTTTGAAACCAGCACGTTTAGACACTCTTACTCCCAGCTATAACGGAGTCGGTTAGGCATTGCACTTTGTGAACGCCATCTGGAAGCACTTCTGTCATTGAGAACAAGTGGTTGAGGTGCAGGCACATCAAGATGACGTGCCCGCAAATTATCTAACTCTCTAATAAAACTATTCATGTACGAAGCAGCCATATCAAGATCTTCTTGCTGTTCGTAAGCCCTGCTAATACCGTAAGTAGCTATAACAATATGAAATGGTTCAGGAAAATCGCTAGGAGAAGTTCCATCTAAAGATCCTGCCCCAAATGCTGAAGGATTTTTGTATCCTCTTACATATATTGTTTGTGCAGCAGATGGAGTTGGATACAACCGAACGTTGTCTGCCCAAAAACTCCAGTAATAGACATCTCCGCTGCTAGATGAATCGAGTGGGTAAACGATGTCTCCGTCATCTCGACCTA